CATGTACTCCTTACAGAGTGCTACCCATTTCTCCCCATGTGACGATAGATCACCGTCTTTCTTGTGCATAACCTTTGGCTGGTTAGCTACACGGGTGAGTGTCTTCTTTGGCATGGCCTCTGCCAGTTGGTCTACCTTCTCTATCTTTAGTGCCATGATTTCGTCGTAGGCTACCTGTGCCTTGCCTACGTCTAATTTCCACCGTAGTTGTTCCTGTTCTTTTGCACAGTCCAGCTTGAACGACAGGTAGTCGATCAGACGTTCTCTCTCAGTGGGGTCTTGGTATAGCTTGTTCAGCTTCATGCCTAAGTCACGCCATAGACGATTGTTGATCTTAACGTCCTCATCACATCTGTGAGCGTACTCTTGTGGTGTTAAGGTGTTCCAGTCCTTAATGACAGGCTTAGGCACTCCATAGTCCTCTCCGTAGCCCTCTAAGCCATGCTTCATACGGTCATGGTGCAGATACCAAGATAACGCTAGAGTGTCGATCAGACGAGCCTTTACCTCAATGCCTAGCACCTTTTCCACTACGGGGATATCAAAGCGTATAATGTTATGACCAACTAGGGTTTCACTGTTGAGCAATACATAGCGCATCTCATCGTAGTCATGGGTATGCTTAACTTCACCCATGTCATTAGACCAAGACAGGACATGAATCTTGGTCAACTCATCTAATAGACCGTCTGTTTCAATGTCGAATACTGTTGTCATATTACCTCGCTTAGTATGAATGTATCTGTGTTAAATCGCATCATCCCTGCATTACCTTCTTCTGAACAGGGACGGTTCTTTTCTATGGACAGGTACGTTGTGTTACGCTCCTGTAGGTCTGTAGTTTCTTTATCACGTTTAAGGTCAATGATAACCGAAGCACGTTGTCCGATCATACGACAGTATTTCATCTGACCATCATCGTTAGTGTGAGCAATGGTTACGATACCTACGTTCAACTCGGCAGACAGTTTGGATAGACGTACTGACAGGTCAGCTAACATCTGTTCCTTACTCTCATCAGATGATCCTACAAGCACATCCTGGATAGGCTCAAAGAACACAAACTTAACACCACAGGCTACAGCAAAGTAACGTATCTGGTCGATCAGATCGTCAGCACCCTGACCATCACTTAAGTAAAACTGGTAGAAGTTTTCGTCGGCGGTTAGCCTACCGATAGCTTGTACTACCTGATCTTCTGCACCCTTCTCTTCGATCAAGTCCCTACGTGTTAGGTTGTCCCCACATTCGTATGACACAAGGCCAAGCAGGGATCGTAACTTAGTTTCTTCCAAGTGCCATGCTGCGATAGGAACCTTACGCTGTAGCATATTGTACTCAAGGTAACGCATGATCTCTGTCTTGCCGATGCCTGTAGGTGCTTTAATCACTGTGAAGTGACCCTGCATCAGACCAAGTATCTTATCGTCTAGTGCCTGTATACCCGTTGGTATATACTGATGCTCAGGTGTATCCTTGTACAACGACAAGAAGTCCTGTGTGCTGTTCATTACGTTCTCAGGTGTAAACTTACGTGCGTTCCACCATGCACCTTTGAAGTCAGAAGCCTTACCAGCCTGTAGGAACTCGTTAGCATCCTTGAAGGGTCTGTGGTCAACACGGTATACCTTGTTAGGGAATAACTTGGACACACGATCAGCAAGAGCATTACCAGCTTCATCATTGTCAACTGACAGCATGATCTTCTCAAAACTGTTGAGCCAGTCAGCACAGTTCTCCCATAGCTTCTTAGACGGTGTAGCAGACGGGAGAGATACCACAGGGTTAGTGTAGCCACTCTTGAGCATCTGAGCCACAGATAGGGCGTCTAGTTCACCCTCTGTGATCGTTACCATCTTAGAGCTACCAGCAGTAAACAGGTTCATACCGAAGAGTTCATCACCCTTGAATCCTGCTTTGGCGTAGAAGCCTTTCTCTGACAGTTTACGAACCTTAATTCCACCGCTGGGGTATACGTACTCTTGACGGTCATCCCAAGTCAGTACACCGAAGTCTTCCATCGTCTTAGTGTTGATGCCACGCATATTGACATACTCACCGTCTGATACATCTTCGATCAGTTTTGGTGTAAACGACATATAATCGTCCCTCTCTTTTGTTGGGTATTTATCCTTCGCCCAATCATACATATTTCCATTGGACGGGTAGCTTCTGTTACAGGCGTGACACTTGCCGTAGCCCTCAGTGTTGTAACTGAAGGCGTCGGAAGAGCCACACGATTGATATGGGCATGGTTGGTGTGCGTGTTCAGCCATGTGGCTCTCCTTTGGTTTATGCTGCTTCTCGTAGTTCTTCTAAGACATCTTTAAATGACAACACATCTAATTCTTGAATGTCACCTTTGTATATAGCCACTACGTTTAGATCAGGGTGGATACTATAAGTCCCACCGTATATACGCATCATTTCCATGCAGTATTTCTCTAGGTCTTTTTCCATTAGTTATTCTCCTTTGGTTTACTTAATCTTTAACTGACAGCTCTTCTACGTAATAGTCTGGGGGAACTAGCTGACTCTCATCAACATCCAAAGCATCCTTCAGAAAAAGTTGTGCGGTGGTCTGAAACACAAACTGTTTCTTCTGCAAAGCAGCAGCCATGCTAATACGTTTTTCCCAAGCGGCGAAAGTAGATTCTGGGTAGTTCTCTACCGCCCAATAAAAAGGGACATAGGCATCTACTTCTTTACAGTAGGTAGGGGAGTTTAGCTCTTTCGTTACATCATCACTAGCAAAGGCTCTGCTTCGGATTTGTGTCGCCTTCATGCTGCTAAGGCTTCTTGCCCCAGATTCAACAGCGTGGTAGGGTGTTTTGCTGTTCCCATAAAACTTAAAAACTGAACGCTCACGCATTTTTTCAATAGCGAAGTCGAAGAAGCTCTGTTGATTTTCCATTTTCGGGTTCCTTAGTTTAGTTGCTGTTTAGCAGTTTCGGTAGAAAAGTCTTCACGAAGGTCACTCAAGATGTCTGCCATCTTATGTAGAGCTTCGGCCTTTAACCCTAGTGGGTCAGGGTACATGAAAGCTACAAGCTCCCTCTTGATGTCCCTTTCGTCAAACTTTGTACATAGTGTCTCCATTAATCCGACAAACGCTGGCCCAACGCTGCGAATGTCTGTCTGTTTTTTGCTCTTAGCTATTGCATTTAAGTCAATTACATCGGGTGCAACAGTATTTTTTATAGCCTCCTTCTGTTTTTTGCGGCGCTCCTTTACGACCTTCTTAGCCTCTTGGTAGCCCTCTGGTGTTACAGCTTTCTCTGCTAGTTCTGGGTCAGACTTGATTTCCTTACGGTCTGCTTCCCATCGTGCGATTGTTGGACGAGAGACACCAAGGCTTTCTGCGTGGTCTTCTTGGGAGGGAACCGTTGTATCATTTGATACATCGGTAGAGTTTTGCTTTAGGCTGTCTTCTCGGTTACGGACACCTAGAGCCTCTGCACGTTTTGCGTAGAAAAACTCTTTCGCTGCGTTAGGCCAGTGACCACGGCTGACCTGTTTGTTGGTAACTTTTTTGATGGCTTCTTCTCGGTTGCCGACAAACTCCTCAAAAATTGGATCAACCCCAGATTTAATTGCAGCTAAGTACCTATGGCGACCATCAAGAATTTTACCCTCGTAAATAAGTATGGTCTCTTTCTTATCAAAACCATCTTCTTCCATCCCTGTAGCGATGTTATCGACAGTCTCCTGTATGAATGGCGACCACAAACATAGCTCATGGTATTCCCAATCTGGTTTCTCTGGCGACATACGTGCCAACCACTCTTCATCATCCATATCTTACCCTTTCGTTTAACTTATGTTTTATAACTAATAGTAGTAAATACTAAAGTTAATACTTATGTAATCCCTACACCTGCTTATAGGGACATTTCTCAGATTTAGTAACATCACGAATTGTTACAATAACTCCTTCCCTAACTTCTTTAACGCAGCTTTTTCGTGCCTAGATACCCACATCTTGTTAGTACCAAGCATTGTACCTACCTCATCTTGTGTTAGGTCTTGATAGTACCTAAGTTTGATTATGTACAATTCAGTTGCAGATAGTGTCTCAGATGCAACACTTCTTATGTGGTCTGCTCGTTCCTTTCTCTCGTACTCCACGACATGATCCTTATCTGACATGCCGTAGTCTTCGTCGTAGGATACATCATAGGTTGTCAGGACAGACCTCAGCCACCCATAGCCATCCTCAGACATATCCCCTGAGTTGTTATCCTCTGGGTTATACACAAGCCTACGTGATCTACTGTGCTTAGGGATGGACACAGGCTTTACGTCCAGGTTTATATAGTCATGCATACGCCTTTTAGCCTCACGGTAGAGCTTCGCTGGATGGGCATCAGGTTCTTCCTCAAGTATTTCGTAGCACTTTAGGATACCTTCCATTTTCATATCCTCTCTGTGTCCCCTACTGTTGTACTTGTAAGCCAACCTATCACACATCTTTACGATCTCTTGTTCATTCATGCTCAGGTTCCTGTGATAGTTCTTCCTGTCGCAACCTAATAATATGGATCACATCCTCAGTTGTTACCCTAGGGCATTTAAGCATCTCTCGTATTATATCTTGTATTGTAACTTTACTATTCTCCATCAAAACGACCTCCTGTTAGTTTATGAAATATTACCAGTACGGCCTCGTAGGGCCACAAGAATGCAAACAAGGTTGCACCACCCTTGTCAGCGTCTTCTATTCCCTCGGCGCTATCTATAGCATCCATCATCAGGATCAACGCCAGTAGATAGGTCACTACTACACCCCATATGAATCCCATCATCATTCCCCTTGCGCCATCAGTGCATCCCACGACACAGGGAATAGTGGCTGTATGATATCGTATACTTGCATAGCTACCTCTCTTGTTTCTTGTTGTGCGTCGGATGTTAAACGTAGCTTAACCATTCTGCTGAAGGCATCAAGGCTCCCAGACCAAATCCACTCCGTCAACATACTCTGTGGCAATATCATACGTGCCTGTTCCTCACAAACACCTCTGGATAACAGATAGGTATACTGTTTAGCTGCCTCAATACCTGCTTGTTCGACTACAGCATCTAACACACCATCTTCCATATCATCCCCACTTCCTTGTTTTTTATCCAAGGCTGCTTCACGTAACTTAGGTCTGTAAAACTCAGGTTTATCTGACACGTAGCGACGGCTTACCTCGCTCCAACGGAGATAGGAGTGCTTCACCAACTGCCTCGCTACGAACACTGGAGCCTTAACATGAACACTAATGAAACAGTGACCGAATGGACTGATGTGATTGTGATCTGCTAAATAGCGTATTAGTTTAGCATCCTTCTCTTTCAGTTTAGGTGGCCCAAAGGGATCAGACGTATCCATCTCTGAGGTCTTACGAAATGAGACCCTCGCACAATTTGCTACTGAGAGATCATTACCCATATGACCAATGTATGTTGTCTTAATTTGCATCTATGTTTACTCCTACGCATTCTATTGCTTCAGTTTTATCGTTTACCATCACACTAGCATCCTTCAATGCTGTTTGACAAAAGGTCTTATTTTCATGTGTACTCAGATGGTGATATCTTACACCTTGCTCTGGTACTACCTGGAACCATATCAGTAGGAATATCATCATTAGAAGGGAACCTCTCCATTTTCATCGCGGGGGTCATCAAAGAAGCCTTTAGCCATGCGACGGCGTTGCTCAGTCAGTGCTTGTGACACTTGCTCTAGTGCCTCTATCGTAGTTGGTGATAGTACACCCAGTTCTATCAAGTGTCTTTCCATTGATGGGGTCATGTGTCTCTCCTTATTTGTATGGTGTTTCATTTGTGTAGAAGTAATGATTACCAACCCTGCCGTCAAGTTTGTAATGCGTTTTCCAGTATGGCCTTACTTTATTACTATGGTAATGGGTACTGGTAATGTTTAGCCCATTGCCTTGCAGGGCTTCCTCAGCTACCTGCATAGCTGTCTCACGCGCTT